CGGCCTCTCCCTTACCAAGGGATAGTGTGTGGGTCATAACCTATTGTTCTCCAACACTTTTTCGGTTTGGTGAAAAATTGTGGGCCAAGTTTGTGTCAATCTTGGCTGCAACCGATCGCTGTGCCCCATCGCTTGAGCCGTAGACCTCAAGGAACAGCGAAGCCGATTTCCATCGTCCTTGCTCCATGGCGTCCGGTACTGTTGCACCCATGCGCATTGCCCGGCGGCCGAAGGTGTGGCGTCCACACTGATGGCTGCTCAAGTACTCGATACCAGCGCGACGGCAGACCGCTTTGATGCGGTTGTTGATCGATGAAACCGAGTTCACCGAGTAGCGGAACACCGGACCCGCCCCGAACGGCGCAAGGTTGGCTAATGCCGCCACAGTGGTCGGCGTCAAGGCCGCCGTCTGGTGTTCCCCGGTCTTGGTTCGCCCGAAGTGGACCGTCGCATTTTGTAGGTCCAGATCATCTCGATACACGCGCAGGGCTTCGGACACCCTCGCAGCAGTGTCAGCCATGAAGATGACCAGGGCGGCAAGGTGCGGCAGCTCATCTGCTAGCGCCTGCCGGATGAACAACTCCAACCATTTATCGCTTGCGTGTTTGCGTAGCGGCGCACCCTCGGTGAACTTCTCCACACGTAGAAGCTGACACCAGCCCTTGCCATGGGCATGATTGATGACGGCCTGTGCTGGCACAATGGCCTGCCTGTTGCGGGTAGCAGGCTTAGCGTTCGGGTAGATAACCCGCGCCGCCTGCTTCACGTCTTCCGGGTGGATATCTGCGAGCTTGCGACCACGAAAATGGGTCAGCAAAGCAGGCATGAACCGGGTTTCGCCCCCTGCCTCTAGGTAGCTCAAAGCGGCCTCCTCAAAGGTTCGGACGGCTTCCTCTCCATAGGAATGACGTTTCCAAAGGCGAGCTTGGAGGATCGCGGCTTGCTCTTTTGCCGTGGCGCGGTCGCCAGTTTTAAGGCTTTGTCGAATGCGGCGTCCGGCAATGGTTCCGCTGGCGTAGTAGACGGTGCCGCGTTTCTCGATTTTGAGGTCTGGCATAGGGCTGCCCTCAAGCTGGTGATGTGCTCAGGGTAGAATACCTTGCGGTTGCCCCGGCGTTCGTAAAACGGATGATCTTTGAGCTTGTCGATAAGCGTGCGATAACTGATGCCCAGTGCTCGGGCGGCATCCGCCATACTGATCGGTTGCACAGCCCATTGGGGGTCTCTAGGCATCGTCATCCGCCAATGGTTCATCAAGATCAAAAGCAGGATATGGGAGTTTTTCCATGAGCATCTTGCTCATGGCACCCAAGCAGTACAGCGTCACAGGGCCTTTGACGTAATCTTGCGTGTATTCGATGTCAGTAAAAAACTCTTCATACTCACGATGCTCGTAGAGGTATTCCTCGTGACCATCGGCCCAAATTACAAGCCAACTCGGCTCTCGACTTGATTTGCCATAAACGTCAAGAGCACTTGCAGCATCGGCCAATATGCTTCGCAAGAAGGCTTCACGTATGTAGGGAAGCTCAAGGGCTTCGCCTGCTGTTTCGAAGTCCTTACTCTCGATCTGTTGATCGAAGTTCCCCTCTTCAATCTGCTGATCTAGCACCTTGGATGCTTCTTGAAGCGCACCCTCACTGAAGCCTTCGACGCACCAAACCGCATGTCTAAACACGCCCCGCGACACCGCTGCAGCTGTGTCTCTCGCTGCTGCCGGTGTCGCTCCTCGCTTGACGAGCATTCCCATAAGAAACATCAAGATGAGATGTCTGATATCGTATCGGGCGTGGCCCTTTTGCGTGCCGAGATAGCCAGCTCGCCGCCAGTTGCGGACGGTGGCCTGCTTCACGTTAGTGATCGCTTCGGCGTCGCTTGCTGTGTAAGTCTGGTAGCGAAGTTTCATGGCGAATCCTATAATTTGTGTAGATCAACACAAATTATAATTCGTGTCAAGCTACACGATATTGATAGACGCCACATTTACTCCACGTATCAAGAACGATCGCTACTTCCCAACTGTTCCTACCGGAACATCGTTTTCAATTCGGGCTTGGAGGGCCTCTGCAAGCATGTAAGCGTACCAAGCTGTCTCGCCGATTGCCTTGAGATCGTCGTTGGGACTATCTATCTGAGCGCCTTCCGCCGCGCGGTAGATTGTTCGTACCGTGTGCTTCATTTGGCCTGCTAGGGTCTCGAGATCATGGAAATCGGAAGTCTTGTCTGTGTCCAAGCACTTTGAGAAATACTTTGCGGACTCCGCGGTACGCTTCTGCTCGATTTCAATTTCGTTGGTTTTGATATGCAAATTCATGGTTGAGTTTTCCTATGCTATTGTCACATTACTGTGCATGGAGAATATGCCATATGACTAAAATTATGACAGGTGCACAATGTAGGGCGGCACGGGCTCTACTTGATTGGTCTGTGAGAGAACTGGCGGACCGATCAAGTGTCCATCGAAACACAATCTCGAGTTTCGAAAGTGGGAAAACGCATCCCAATCCCTCAACAATCCATGTGCTAGCCGCATCATTGCAAACTGCAGGTGTCGAATTCATCGATCAAAACGGCGGCGGCCCCGGTGTTCGGCTTCGCTAGTCCCAGTCGACCAGCCTCAAAACAGAATCAGTCTCCACCCCAGCATCCTTTGCTTGTGCCAGAGCTTGAACCACCGTGGATAAGGCTCTAGCCCTTCCCCCGGCGTCATATGCCTGCAACGGGCGTAAGGTATCGAGTGTTACTGTGCTGCCCAACTTAAGGCTCGCCTCGCGGGCTATGATCAAAGCAAGCGGCTGTAGCTGCCATTGCGCTAGATGCCGTTGGGCTTCCCTCACGAGCGGCCCCTGCGCCGAACTGGCGAGCAATGCGGGTAAAACCCCAAACGCACCACAAATCGCCTCACGGGCCGCCCTGAGCGTCTGATCCGTCATAGCCCGTTGCAAATCGGGTGACATGTCGCTGGGCCGCCAATCCGTCTGCGGCGCAGGTCCGCCAGCTGCGCTTACATTTACACTCTCCCGTAAAAGCACGCGCCCACGCTGACCACGAAAGCCCCGACCCAAGGTCTCCATGTCCGTGTCTGGTTGCTCCGGCATCGGCAAGACGGTCGAGCCTAATGGGACGTTCGTGAACACCTCCGACAGCGCCGCTTCCAAGGTGTTCAATAGGCCAGCGGTCAACTGCGCTCGCTTAAGTGGTGCAACACCCAACCAGGGTGCCACCGGATCGCACGCAATCCGGAAATGAAGCACCTCACCGGCCAAGGCTGTTTGCGTCTGCCCACCACCCGCCTCGCTGATGCTCAGGCGGTACGCGGTGGGCAGTCCATTGCGAGTGCGTGTTTCCCAATCCGATGCTGGTACCAAGCAGTTGTTGGTGATCAGGAACAGCGCCTCGCCGCGAAGGGCAAGCGAACGTCCGATCATGGCGAGGCTCATGGGGTCGAGTAATGGGGTGCCTTCCACGTCTGCGATAGAAAGGCCGTTCTCCCAAAGGGTAATGCATGTCTGGGCAGTGGCGGTCAGCTCAGCCAAACCGGTGCGGCCGGAAACATACGACTCGCGTGCCGCCATGATTTCAGCCGTGAAGCCAGACCCGCTGGAACGGGTTTCAACCTTTTTTTTCTTGAATGGCCACATGATCAGACCCTCCTATAGTTGCGAAGAAGGTCAGCCGCGCCACTCAACTGCAACGCTTTGGCAACCCACCGTGGATCTCGATCAACCGACGTGCTTTGGACGCCTGGGATATCCACCGAAAATGATCTCGCACCGGCTGGCGCCGTTGTGTCGTCCGCAAGGTAAGCTGCTAGGCGCGCGACAGCTTCCAGTACGTTCGCTGGTGGGGTTCCGCTGCCCACACTAGCCGTGAAACGGTATGGACCTTCACCAGATAGCCAAAAGCCGCCCAAGGGTGCGCCAGGTGCCTCTATGGCTTCCCACTCTGCACCGTTCCATACTTCGGATGTGGTGAAGATGGCCGGCGTAAGAGGGGGCTCCCATTCACCCGGTCCCTCAACAGTCCAGACAACCACACGCTCGGTCCAGCGGTGGGCGATATAAGCCTCGATACGCTGCCAAATCGCATCCTGACCACCGGTTGGGTATGACGCCGGGACGGCTTCATCCTGTTTGATTGCTGCCGCCATTATGCCCTCCATCGGTTAAGTGCGCGTGCAAGTCCAAGGTGAGGTGCTGGCTCGCCAACCACCCATGCGCGGGCTTCAATCTGGGCTTTTGGATATGCGGGCCGGGTCACGGCGCTGATTTCAAAAAGTTCAGCGGTGCGAACGGTGCGCAAAATGGTGTTGCCGTCGCTGCGGATCGCTTCTGCACCATCATCATCAGACAACCGGAACCCTGGCGACAACCCTCTGATCAGGCCTGCCCGGTGCGCCGCAATGAAATCACGTGCCCATGACGTGTCAGCAGACACCTGCGCCTCAATGCTCAAGTAATCGCCGGAATCCTGCACGGTCAGCGTGCCTGCCTGTCGACTGGCCAGTGGTTTTTCGAAGTCGTGGCCTGACAAGAAGTGCAAGTCAGCATCCGAATTAACGCGGGACGCGAAGGCACCCCGCGCAATAATCTCAAAGCGTCCCGGCGCAAGCTCTGTCCTGGCATCGTAAGGGAAGCGGCCCGCAACGCGGACAGCTTCGCCTTCCCGGCGAACCTCAAGGCCGCCCTGCGAACCGCCATAGAGCATTACTGAATACCCGTGAGGATTTCAGATTGAACGCCTCGTGCAACCGTAACGTCCATGGTGGTAAGAGCCGTAAGACGAAGCTGGCCAGACTTGGCATCGCTGTAGGGATCGCGGATCAAATCGACCGCACCCCACATGCCGCAAAACACGGGTGACACTCCGTTGGTGGACGTGGTGAGCAAGGCGCTGGATTCCGCCGGATCACCGGTTGGGGCAGCAAGGCCATTGTTCGACACCACCACACGACCAGCATCGCGGCGAATGCGCTCAACCAGCTCCATGTAATTGCCATCGCCGTCCTTCGTTTTCATGAGTACAGACCAGACTTCCGGGCGGATCATCATGTTGATCGAACCAGGCGTTGCAGCACTGGCCACCATGAAGCGGGTAAGTGCGTCCACAACCATGTCAAAGTCAGCCGCCGCGCCGATGGCGGTTTCAGTGATGCCATAGGTGGAAGCGCCGGGGATCACACCCAAAGGCTCACCACCCGATCCAGAGCCGAGGAACACCGCGCGGTCGGTCTCCTGCTGGATGGCTGCCGACATGTCACGGCGAACCGCTTGTTCAAGCCCTGCACCGGCCTGCTTCAAAGCCTTGCGCGTGATCTTCATCTGCACACCCAAGGTCTGGTCAGGGGCCATGGCCTTATCAACGGTTGTGTACGCTTGAGGCCCCGGCACGTCGCCAGTCTCAGACCCGGCCCAACCAGGCTGGGCACCACCAGTGGCAACCGGGTATTCGATCTCACCAACACCAACGTTGATAAAGCGGCAACCCATCTGCGCTGCGCTCGAATTGGCGAAAATGCGATCAATGGTGGGCATGGTGCGGATGGGGTCAGGGACACCACCAGCCAGCGTTTCACCAGCGCGGATTTCCAGCGCCTCAAGCGGAACCGGGATACCCTGAAAGCCGCCAGCATTGCGCAGCTCTTCCACCATCTCGGCGGTCGCGCCGTCTAGCTTGCGGCCCTCATCAAGTGCCAAGGCGACTTGGCGGACCTCAAATTGAGATGCCATATCGGCCCATTCGTTTTCAGAACGGGTTTCAAGCTCGCCTTTAGCTTCCTGGCGTTCTTCGTCTTCTGCGATGAGCGCAGCGCGGTAACGCTGTTCGGCTGTGCGGTATTCCGCATCTAGCTCACTCATTTTCCGAGTTTCATCCTCGGTTGGGTTGTCGTTTGCCGCCAAAGTGGCCAGCTCTTGCCGGATTTCAGACCGGCGCAGTTCAAGCTTCTTGCTCATGAGCATTGGGTATCTCCTTGTGCTCGGGTGGAAGCGGGCTGCGCATCAACTTGCGCCACGCTGCCCGCGCTGGATTGTCTTGGCCGTGGCCAAGCTCTTGAGCGGTGTGCCTGGCGTGGCAGGATCCGCACAAAGTCAGAAGATTTGAGAGATCGTAGGAAAGCTCAGGATGGGTGCGCACAGGCTTGAGGTGATGCACCTCGAGACGTTCCCTGGCCCCACATTCCTGACACTGAAAACCGTCGCGTCGTTTGGCTTGCAGGCGAAGCGCAGCCCACCGCTTTGTCCGCGTCACGGCATTTGATGGGCGGGACCACTTATACATTCCGCACCTGCAAGTCATAGGCGATGGTTGGGCCAGAAATGGTGCGACGGTCTACGCGCACAATCCTGAATTCTTCGCTTTGAAACCGCACGCGATCTCTTGTCGTCGACGGATCAATCGGCGGCGAGTTCAAAAGGAATAGGCGCAAGTCATCTAGCTCAACTAGGCCGTAGTTAGCGGCAACGAGCTCAGCATCGTAGCGACCTTGCACAACAATTGTTGCAACCTCAGTCGGCGGTCCTTCAACCGCACCACCAAAAGCGTCGTAGGTTATCTCACCTTGCCTCAGCAGTGTGGCAGCTTGGCCGCGCTCGTTCAGAAGCTGACTGTAATAATCGTCTAGGCCCATGCCACGCGCCCCCCTTTCGTGTTGGGGCGGCCCATGATCCGCGCGCCCTCAGCAACTGCCAGCACTGTTGCCGCCGCCGCATCGATGCGCCCGGTGGATCGGGCTTTGGCCAATTTGAGGTTGTTTGCCGGATCGCGCAGGGTCACCGCGTCCGCAAAGGCTGACCGTAGCAGCAGGCTTGGCAATGTTTTGATTTTGCCGTCATAGGCGGCCCGGCGCAGTCGTTCGCAGTCCTCACCACCGTCACGAAAGCCTTGTCCACGCCATACCAACGGGGCACGGATACCCACTTTATCGATGGCCTCACCAAGCTCCGCCTGCTTGTATCGGTCCATGGTAATGGCCGCGATGGTTTGACCGGAAACATGCTCCATGATTTTCACAAGCCAAGGCGCAACCGGCACCGTCTGATCGCCCAGTGTGGACAGCTCGCCACGGTTCTCCATCTCCACGTAGCGGTCCTTCACGCCATCGTTTTGGCCGCGATCCAGGAGCGAAGGCCGCGATGGAAACGTGCCCAAGCACTCCAGGCGGGAAGTCTCTGGCCAGTAAAAGGCGGCGGCAGTCATCGACGCGGATCCGCCAAGGTCGATTCCAATCACAACCTGTCCCTGGCGTGGCGGTAGTTTGCCGACCTCGCAGGCCATCCACTCATCCACGGTCAGCAAAACGTCTCGCGTCTCTGCACTCACACGTTCGTTTCGGTTGTAAAGCCGAAAGGAGGTGAGCGTTGAACCACCTCGAGAAATGGCGCGGCGCGCTTGCCCTTGAAGCCAGTCGATACTGGAACCAATGCCAAACTCAGCGCCTGGGTTCGCCGCGATAAGGCTCTCAAGGTCGTCAACGGGCAAGCCTGGCGCCGGTCGGTGCTCTTGCCGGTAGACGCCTTCCTGTTCTTCATCCAACCATTTTGAGAACGGGTGTGCGTCGTCAGGCGCACTGGTTGAAATGATAATCGCCCTACCGCCCCTTTTGCCCAAGCCGGACAACAGGGCATTCTCCAGTGCATCACCCTGTTCTGCCTGCCAGTGGCCCCGTTCGTCCATGAGAACCAGGGTGGGGGCAGACCCAAGAGCTGTCTTCCCGTCCGCTGCGATAGCCCGAACAAAGTGGCCCCCACCGTCACCTTCGTATTCAACCTCCAAGCGCGGTGAGCGCCGGATTGTCATGCGGGCTTGCTCGACAACCGGAAGCGATCGGATAAACCCAACGACGAAATCAAATGCGATCCGCGCTTGGTCACGGATTCTGGCCGCGATCAAAATCTCGCGGCGTGGTTGTCGATCCCAAATCCCCATGACAGCCCCAAGGGCAATGCCAGCCGATAGTGCCGTTTTGGCGTTACCCCGACCAATCGACAAGCAGGCGATGCTGATGCCATCAGCTAGAGCACCTTGAACGAAGGTTTTCTGGAATGGAGCCAGCCTGACCGGAACTCCGGCCTGGGGTCCTTCAGGTATTGCCAGAGATTCTAAGAACTCGATTGCCTTGTCGGCAGCTGACCTGTCGTCGGCGCCGGATTCCGCACAGCGCGAACGCGCAACTCCCACACCGGTCAGCGGCCCTAGCAAATCAGCGGTCATTGGCACCATCCTCCCGCTTGGCGATGGCGAACCGCTCCACTTCCGCACCTGGTTGGCCCCCCTATAGGGGGCCTACAGGATGCGGTGGCGTGGTGAGGGTTCGTTGCCCCCACTTCCGCACCTTCCCGCACCTGCCTTTTCAAAGTGGAGAATGAGGTCATATTGCCCACTCCCCAACCTCGATGATTGGGCGTATCTTGCCCTTTTCATCCTTGAAATCAGACGCAACCAGTGCGCCACTGGCTAGCCATGTGGTTATGCAATGCTTGATGCGTGCTCGGTCTGTGGCGTTGGTGGGGTCAAGGTCCAACACCTCTGCAATGGCCTTGCCTACCCAGTCGGCGGCCTGCACGTTCTGTCGGTATTTCTTTCCATCAACAGCGCGCTGGACAGCCAGCAGGTCGTTGGCCTTCATACCCTCCATGGGGTCAGGCCATGTCCATGATGTAACAACGCCAACGTGGTCTGTGTTGGCCAGCTCTACGTTTACCAGCTTGTACCAAGCGGATTTCTCAGCCGGGGGTGCTAGGTTGGCTTTGTCGCTGTAGACGCGGAAGAATGACCGGTGATTGTCCACACCGGCTTTCTCGCCTTCCTCTTTGGTCATGCGGGTCAAGCACCGCACGTCCCTTGCTGCATCCACCAACGCCTTAGCACCTCGTGCACTGTCGGCATTGGTCTCACCATCCAGTGATGCCTTGCGGGTGTGATGTACGAGACTGATAGAGGCGTTCGCATGATCAGCAACGCGCCCCCATGCTTTAGCCACCATGTCCATGGCCGGGTTGTCGTTCTCGCTGACTTGGTGCGAGCTGATGAACGGGTCTACAATCAGAGCGTCAATCTGCTTGGCTCGCAGCTCATTGACCAGGCGCTCTATAACCGGCTCTTGAAGAACTGCACCGCCCTTTTGTGTCACAGCCGTGCACAGCTCTTGCTCACGCCCGCTGTCCACAAACAGCCGTTCGCAAAGATCATCGGTGGTAACCGAGAAGCGTTGGCAGATTGCCGCCAAACGGCGTTCGAGTTCGTCGCGCGGATCTTCCAAGTTCCATACCCACACTCGCAAAGGCTGGCTGACAGACTCGCCCAGGATGGACCTACCAGTGGCCATGGCAACGGCCTCAGCAAGTGTCAAAGCTGACTTGCCCAACCCACCAGGGGCAACGGTCATCGAAACATGTTTTCGGATCAGATGGCGGCCATACAAAAACGCCCGTGGAGGGATTTTTGCTGGGTCAGTAAGGGTAAAGGGTGAAGCCGTGAAAGATGGGGTAGGCAAGGGAGCAGATTTGCGTCCAGCGGGCCGCAATGGCACGTCCACTGCACCAATAGCCTTAAGGTGATCTTCCGGGGTCAAAACGTTCATGACGCGCCCCGATAATCTGCAAAGTCTGTCCCCACCTTTGGGGGGGCAAGCACGCGAACTTCACGCCCAGCCGCACGCCAGCGGTCGCCACAATCTAAGGCTGCTCGCTCGCCAGCTTGGTTAGCGTCTCGGTCTGCAAAGATCGTGAGACTTTCGACCCCGTCCAAAATGGGGAAGGCCGCAATGCCACCGGCAGACAAGGCACACCACAAAGGCTTGAACCCCATCGCCAACAAAGCGAGCCCGGTCTCAATTCCCTCGCAAATGTGAAGTCTGCTTGTTACCTCATGGTCAGGGCACAGCCGAACCACCGCATCCTTTGCGGGGCCAAGCATAGCTTTGTCTTTGGGAGCCAAGCGCGTGCGATGAACTCCACGGAATTCAGCAGTCACTGCGTTAGTCATGGGCGCTATCATCGCGCCAACCTTGTCGCCTTTGAACGGGCATCGGGGATGGTAGCGAAGCTCCAAAAGCTGCGGCACCAACTTAAGATCGCGGTCCCTAAGATAGTCCTCGACTGGTGAACCAACAGCAGGCTTGGCTTCGCGCCAGATGCTTTGCGCAAATCCAGTCCTTGATTGATCACGGGGCTGTGGACGACGTTTTTGGTGTTTGCGTGCTGCTCTATCGGTGAAGAAGTTTCGGTTCGCAGATGCCATGCCCAGCAGCTGTTTGACGTGGTCTCTGCATTCATCGAAAGGATCACCAGCGAATGAGTGGATCGCGAAACCCTCTGGCGCACTGCTGTCAAAAGACACGGATAGACTTCGATCATGAGGGCTATGGCCTGGCCCAGGGCATAGAATGCCCCGGCCCGTGACCTCACCACCAAGGGCATTTGCTGCGGTTGGTAGGTCCATCACAGCGCGTCCCTTAGAACATCGCCAGAACAGAACTGTGTCAGTTTTGCGCCAACATACCGCGCAAGTTCCCGCACTGTTCTGCACATTGGCTGAAGCAGCAGAAGTTGCCCTGGCGGGCTAGCTGATTGTATTTGCTGATAAAAAATGGTGCTGCTAGAGAGAT